ATTGTAAAACCTGTTTTTCGCATAACCCTTTATTTTCTTATATACACAAAATTTGGGTAATCAACCACTAAATATGCCAGGAACATAAGCAGAACATCTATATTTAGCATTAATAATAATCTTTGCATTACTTGTACAAATCATATACAAATACATTAATGCTTACGAATCAAAAAACTAACAAAAGGGGAAAAAGATGAGTGCATTTATAGTGAGTGAAGATAATCTTTATAGAGTAATTAACTCTATTACAAAGATTGAGGGATATACAAAAGACCTTAAAGAAATTAAGGAACAAGCTATATCTCAACCTAAAAAGCTATTTAATAAGTTAAACACATTAAATAGATATTCAATAAGTCAAAGATATTCGGATCAACCTTTTACAAAAAAAGGTTCTTATCCTTTTATCTTAAGTAAATATAATGAAACTGCATTAAAGACTAATAAATATCAGAATTTAAAGTCTTTAAGATGTTTCTTATATCAATCTTGTGAGGGTCAAGCAGAGCGAACACCCTTATACAAGTTATTGGATAAAATTAGTTCAGATGTTGCTTTTAATATAGTATCTGAAACTAAAGAATATCAACAATCAGAGTGGGATTAGAAGGGGGAATAATGATACAAAGCAAAGTACAAATGGATGGTTTTGAACAAACTCTTAACTGTCTTTACGATCCGTCAAATCAATATTGGAATGGTTTTGCCAATCCATATTTTGATCAAGCAAACTTTGACAAATGGGTTGCTTGGTTAAAACAAGAAGAAAGCGACACTTATGACGAAGTAAAAGATATACAACCTAAAATAATTAGTGGTAAAAAATATTATTATTGTGGTGGTGCTTATACTTGGTCTTATGTTGAAGATGAAGAAACTTCTTTACTTGAAGATTTAGAAAATCTAGTTGGGGATTACCAAAGAGATAAAATTACTAAATCTCAAGTTTTAGAAACTCTTGCAAATATAGTTAAATACGAAAATATGAATGGAGGGGAATAATGGAAACATTTAAAGAACTATTAAACTTTGCTTGTTTTATAATCATTATGTACTTTCTATTTTGTGTGTTGCAATATGCACCACAAATAGAGCAACTAATAATAGAAATGAAAGGGGGAGCAATATGATAAAACTACTAAAAGAATATGTATCAGAAATGAAGAGAGCTAACGATCTAAAAGAAAGAGAGTTAAATCAAAAGTATGGACTAGAGGTTATCTCTTCAGCCGATCCATTTAATATGGATGGCAGAAGTTTATATACACCTAAACAAGAAATAACTGTGCATATACCACAACTTAACAATCTTGAATTAAAATCACCTAACACAAGCAATCCTAATTGGTCTGTGTTTTCATCGGAGGTAAAAGGATGAAAGAAATAATAGTTAACATACTTTGCTTTATTGCTCTTAGTTTAATGGTTGTATTTTATTTCTTATTGCTATTTGGAGTAATATGAAAGAAATAACAACTACACTAAGAGCAGAATACGATAGTCTGCCAAAAAAAGTAAAAGAAAAGGTTAGCTATGGCGATTATTGTAATGACCCAAATATAAAAACATTAATCCAAACTGCCAAAAATATTGCAATAGGTAGAATGGCAGTAGCCATACAAAGAAAGAAAGGAAATTTTAGAAATTGATAGAAGTTTTTATTGTCCTTGAATTGGTTTCTCTTGTTTATTATTTGAATCAAACATAACACTTGCATTAAAAGAGAAACTTATTCTTTCATCTAATTGATTATCGCTAAAGAAAGGGTAAACTGTGTGTCTTAGGTTGCTAGGAAATAAAAAATATTGCTTTTCTAAAGGTTGTATTAAGTAATTAGCATTATTAAAGATAGACTCAGTTCCCTCTAAAAATTCAATATGTCCGCTAGTGTTATGGTGTTGCTTACTATGTTTATAATCTTTCATAGCTTTAGGGAACTTTAAATAGCCTACGCAGCTAAGATCAGGATTATTGTTGGGTGTAGTATGAGTATGACAACAATTATAGTCGCCAGGTTTTTGCACTACATACCAACCACTATGAATTAAAATTCTTTCAATCGGCATTTCTCTGTAATGCGTTTCAACATAACCTTTTATAATAGGGTCAAAAAAATTCTTTTTCCATTTTATTAAAACTTCAGGTGTAATTAAAAATTCTTTATAAATTTGTCCTGCAAGTTTATGACCAAAAGCATGAGTTTCTGATTTTTTTGGGTCTTGCCTAATGTCATTTAAATCTTTTAAAAAATCTTTTATAAGTTCATTAGGTAGTTCAGCTTTAGCCATAGTTGAACCAAAAGGTTTAAATAATTTAAAATTTATTTTACTCATAAATCGTTTATATCGTATAGCTCTTTAACTTCAATCTTATAAGCTGGGGGTCTGTTGACATGACCAAAATTAGTTAGTCTTTCTGGCATATCAGTAATAAAAGGAAACCAACCCATAATTGAAAACTCAAAGCCACCCTCATCAATTACTAAAACATATCTACCCCTTTTTTCATTAGGTCTAATCAATAAAAAATTATAATCTTTTCTCTTTTGTGATCTTATTTCTATATTGTTTTGCATATCTGAGTCTGTATATCTAGCATAACGATCAGAGTAAGAACCATTAAAGTATTTATTTTGTGATTTAGCAAAAGCAACTTCAGCACAAGCACCCATGATACCAAGTGCTAAGGTCTTTTCATCAGATCCCTTGTAGCCATAAGAAAAAGATTTACCCATTTTAAGGTTTTCTATAAATCTTCTTGTTGCTGTGTTAGCAGCTAGTTCAACTTCAAAAGGTTCAAGTTTTATCTTCATCTTTTTTATTTTCCCTAAACATCTTTAGCATTTCATAATAAGCCTTACCACCAGCATATTGTATTTCTTTACAAAGTTCTTTTTTTTGTATTACTTTAGGAACATTATCAAGTTTTGTATGCCAAATTTTTTTTGCGTAACAATCAGCACATAAAGGTTTGCCGTTATGTTCTATCAATGCTGTCATTACGCATTCGCTGCATTCTTTCCATTTTTCCACTTCAGGATATAAATAACTCATTTAAACACTTTCTTAAAGACCTATTCTTTTTAAGTATCGGTGCAAACTCTTGACTTAAATAAGCTGTCTTTTCCTCTCCTATTTTATTAATATCAACTTCATTTAAATCACAAATAATATGCCAAAGCTCATGATATATAGTTTTAGCTAAATTCATTTTAGATTGATTAGGATCTATACTAAGTTGAAGTTTACTTCCTTCATACAAACCCCAACAATCTTTTAATGATTTCCAATAAACTTTTATTATTTTTTTTTTATATTTAATCTTGCGAAATTTCTGCATCTACTATTGCCTTACCTATTTCATAAGCTATTTGTGGCACAATACTATTTCCAAGTGCTTTTATTCTGTTGGATCTATCTTTGTCCAATTCATAGGATATCCCATGAGGAACTCCACAAAGTTTGGATTGAGTTTGCCACCAGGTTTGTTGTTTTTTAAAACTTGAATTGAAAATTTTTCTTGATTTATCTTTCTTTTGCAAGTTATCGGATTGTAGGCTATGTCCTTGTAATCCGATGCTGTTGGTGTTTTGTACATCCTCTCTAAGTAAAGCATCGCATCTGACAGCTTTGCTCCGAATGTACTGTTTGGTTTGTTCTTCTTTCGGAGTATAAAACCTCCAGATTTCGTTTGCTCTACTCTCTTGCTCTGTTCTCCTCCCTCTTCGCAACCTACTGTTGGAGTTGGAAACATCTTTACTGCTACTGTTAATGGTGTTCCCCCTTGCTTGTATTTTTTCGTTCTCTCCGATGCTGAGTCTTGAGTTGGAGTTGGCAATAATCCAAACTCTTTTTCTTTGATGCCAAGCACCGATGCCTGAAGCTGGTATAACAAGACATTGGACTTGGAAACCTTCTTTTTCCAAATCAGTTTGCACCTGTCTGAGTACCAAGCCGTTGTTGATGTTAATAATCCCCTCAACATTTTCGCCAACAAACCATTTTGGTTTTGTTTCGGAAACAACTCTAATAGTTTCATCCCAGAGGTAACGATCATCGTTTTTTCCTCTTCGTTTTCCTGCAACTGAAAATGGTTGGCATGGGAATCCTCCTGAAACAATGTCGGCTGCATAGTTTGATCCTTTAACATTTCTTATATCCTCCTCTATTGGTATATTTTTAAAATTTTTCTGCAATACTTTTTGGCAAAATTTATCTTTTTCTACAAATCCTATAGTTTTGATTCGTTTTGTAGCTTCCATACCTAGCGAAAAACCACCAATTCCGCTAAATAAATCAAGTAATCTAAGCATATTCGCTTGTAAATTATTTAATAACTTTAATCAAGATGTATATTGCTTTTACAATATTTGTTCTATATAACCGAATCAATGCTGATAAAAATTGGAAGTGAATGGAAACATAGAAAGGACGGAGGTTGCTTTTCGGCAGACCATCTTTCTCCCTCACAATTGACGAAACCTACGGATCAATGGTTTTATAACTATTGCGTCTTGTCAGAAGATGAAAGGAAAAAGCTGCCTCCAAATATGAAGATGATTTTCGGAGCTATGGTTGGGAGAGCTTTGCAAGATATAGTTGTTCATAAATTATCAATAAAAGAAGTAATGGAAGGGAAAAAATAAATGGCAGATGAAGGTTATAATCCAATGCAAAAGACATTGGAAAATTTACAAAGAGAAAACGAACATTTAAAAAGAGATGTTCAAGAAGCTGAAAGAATTAATAATTCACATAAAATGGCAAATGGTAAAATGAATATGTTGATTAATAATCTACAGTTTGAGAATAAAAAATTAAAAAACAAAATAATAGAGTTAGAAGAACAATCAAAAGAGAAAGGGTTAAATGACAAAGCAAAAGCAAACTGAAGAAAAGGAATCTAACAAAGGTTCATTCAAAGATAGATATAAAAAATGTTTATCAGAAATAAAAAAAATACCAACTGTTCCAATTAAAGGTAAAAGATATTCTATAGTTGCCGAAAGATTTAAACATTTGAAAGAGTATTTCCCTGAATCAAAAATTGATGAACAACTACTTTTTCATGATGATAAAAGAGTTATAATCAAAACAACTTTATATATAGGCGATCAACCTTATGCTGTTGGTCATGCTGAAGAGCATAGGGGTTCGTCTTTTATAAATGAAACAAGTGCTTTGGAAAATTGTAGCAGTAGCAGTTTAGGTAGATGTTTAGCTGCATTTGGTTTAGCAGGTTCTGAATATTCAAGTGCTGATGAATTGACTACAGCTTTAAAAAATCAAGAGATAAATAAAAATAAAAATAATAATACAGTTTCTATTCAGGATAAAATAAATCAACAAACTACGCAAACAAAGTTGAATAAACTTTATTCTGATTGGAAAACAGAAAATGACAAGTTAGAAAAGTCATTT